TCTTGTTGGTGATAGTGATAAGGTGTTTGACATCTGGGCTGATGCTATCTTAGATACTTTTGAGGAGCTTGAACTAGACGAAAACCAGAAAACAGCTGTGTTCTATAAGCTGTTAAAAAAGATACATAAGGCACCGGCTAAGACAGCTAAGGCAGAAAAGGCGTTATTAGATAAGGTGGAAAAGTAATAAAGCCTTTAGCTCTACATAAGAAACTCACAGGGGGGAATGCTAACTTAGGTTCTCCCTTTTTGTATAAAAACATAGAACTGAGTGAAGATGTAGATGTATCACTTATAACCAGTAAGGACATTATAGCTGGAGGCGTAGAAATTAAGTTTTAAACAAGAAGGGATGTGAAGATTGTGGCAAATAAAAACACAAGAACAATAAATAGACAAAAACATAATATTGAGGATTTGCTTTTAGACCTGCTAGAGTTAACCACAGAGGAGCTAATGGAACGAATGAAAAGTGGTGGAGCTAGTCCTCAAGACATAAGTAATGCTATCAGACTTTGTAAGGAGAATGGAGTAGATATACATATCACAGAGGGAGAACCTCTTGAGATTTTAAACAAACATGACCTTCCTTTTGAATCAGAGACTGTAGTGAGTATGAAAGACAGAAAGAAGGCTAGCAGTAGTGGCTAAAAAATCTAACCCTATTCTTGATGACTTTAGAAACTTTTTGTATCTAGCTTGGAGGCACTTAGGTCTGCCAGAGCCTACTCCAATACAGTATGAGATAGCTTACTGGCTACAACACGGAGAAACATCCAGTGAGGCATCTGTAACCAGAAGAAAGGTGCTGGAGGCCTTCCGAGGCATCGGTAAGTCATGGATAACTAGTGCTTATGTTGACTGGAGGTTGCTTAAAGACCCACAAAAGAAATTCCTTGTGGTTTCTGCAAGTAGTACCAGAGCTAATGACTTCAGTACATTTACAAAACGCTTGATTCGTGAAATGGCTATTCTTAAGCATCTAAAGCCTCAGAACCACCAAAGAGATTCTAACATTGCTTTTGATGTTGCTCCTGCTAAAGCTAGTCATGCACCCTCAGTAAAAAGTGTTGGTGTATTTGGACAGATGACAGGTTCTCGAGCTGATGAAATTATAGCTGATGATGTTGAAGTTCCAAACAATAGTTACACACAGGATATGAGGGAGAAGTTATTTAAAAGAATCATGGAGTTTGAAAGTATCCTTAAGCCTGACGGAAAGATAACCTTTCTAGGCACTCCTCAGACTGAAGAAAGTATATATAACAAGCTAAAGGAAAGAGGTTTTGTAGTTAAGATATGGCCAGCTAGATACCCAAGTCAGGAGCTTATACCTAAGTATGAAGGTACATTAGCTGAAACTATCATTGAAAAGGTCTACAAAGACCAAGATATCATTGGTAATCCTACAGACCCCGATAGATTCAATGAGTTAGACCTTAGAGAGCGTGAAACTGCTATGGGTAAGTCAGAGTTTGCCCTTCAGTTTATGCTTGATACAAGCCTTAGTGATGCTAATAAGTATCCATTGAAGCTTAGAGATTTGATTACATTCTCTCTTAGCAACGGCGAGAAGGCACCTCAGAGCCTCACATGGACTAATCAACCTCAGTATGTACATAAAGACCTACCTGCCTTAGGGTTCTCTGGAGATAGGCTTTATAACCCACTGAGAGTGTCTGATGACTGGACACCTTATGAAGGAGCTGTAATGTACATTGACCCAGCTGGTAGAGGGGCTGATGAAACTACATATGCTGTTGTTAAGCAGTTATATGGAAACCTTTTTGTTACTGATTGGGGAGGTTTTGATGGTGGTTACGATAAAAAGACACTGTCTAAGCTTGCTATGGTGGCACAAAAGGAGTCTGTTAATGTTATAGGACTTGAGGATAACTTTGGAGATGGAATGTTTACTGAGTTGTTTAAGCCAGTCTTGAATAATATCTATAGGTGTGCTGTAGAGGAAGTTAAACATACTAAACAAAAAGAACGAAGAATTATAGATACCTTAGAACCAGTTATGAACCAGCACAGACTTGTGTTTAGCTATGAGGCTGTCATAAAGGATGTTAGAGAAACCTTTAAGAGTGATAAGATGCAGAGCTCATTACTGTATCAAATGACCCGTTTAACAAAGGATAGAGGGGCTCTGAAGCATGACGATAGAGTGGATGTATTAGCTATGGCTGTAGGTCATTGGACAGAATACATGGCTAGAGATAACCAGCAGGCTATTACAGATTATAAAGAAGAATTGAGAGAAGAAGAATACAAGAGGTTTCTGGAGGATAGTGATGTATTAAAGCAGGTATTTACTGTAGATACTCGAAAGTGGTTTCTTAACAGCTGAGAAGGCTTAATTTAAAACCCCCCCACTAATGGGGTAAGGGGAACTAGAACTCCTCTATAGATAACTAAAGTGGGGCTTTAGAAGTTTTCTTTTTTGAGTAATAAATAAATAAAAAATGAAATAGATAAAGCATAAGGAATCGGGAGGGAATCAAAGATTCCTCCCACCCCCTTATGTATGACTAGAAGTGGAACTATAGAAGGGAGTAATAGAGATAAAACAAAAAAGAAAAAAAGACTATAGATAGAACTAATGACTGCTTAATGACTACCTAATGTAGACCTAATGTAGGAAGACTGAGAGGTAGACTTGAGGTAGACTTGAGGTGGAGCTGGGAGGTAGATTCTAAGGTGGAGCTGAAGGCTGTTAACTAAAACGGAGCTGAAGGCTTTGTCTGTTAATATATGAATACTTGCTCACATGTTTGTTAGAACTAAAGGTACAACTTAAAATGACGAAAAAATCTGAAGGGGTATATTGAGAGTGAGTAGGAGCCCTAGCCCCCCCATGACCCGAAAAAAGAAACCTTTTATATACATGGGGCTGAACCACCGAAATCTGCAGGTCTGGAGCTCAGGTAGACTCAAAGCAAGCCCGAAAGCAGGTCGCAGATGACCAGAGGCAGACCAAAAAAGTCGTGAAAAGCCTGCTATGACGGGGCTGAGGGCTATTTTAAAAAGTTTCACAAAACATACATTTTACGAAATTATTGCCGTGAAGCCTGCTATGACGGGGCTGAGGGCTATTTATTGATTTATATTTCTCATCTATATCTTTTTTTTCTACCTCAGCCCCACAACAGAACATGCTATAAGCCCAATCATAGCAAGGCCTCTTGACTTTCATTATTTTCTATGGTATAATGTATTTACAGTCAAATTAATCAACAGGGCTTCTCAAGTATCAAATCAAAAAGTCCTTGACAAATGCGAAAATGTATGGTATAATAGTTTTAGAATCAAAAACAACAACGCTCCACATACACAACGCTCCACACAAGCAACGCTCCACATACACAACGCTCCACATACGCAACGCTTATAAAGAGGCACCTGGAGTCGGATACCCGACCAACAAAGGACAGCTTCTCGGACTTTGAAAACCATATAAAGTAAAAGCTTAAGGCACCACGGATGGTTCCGTTATAGACCACGGCTAGATAGACAAGCAGTGACAGCAAGTGTCTGACTGATGAATCCAGAGGAACACCTGGCTTGTTAGGGTATCTTAACAAGTATTAATCCCTTGAAGAATCTGAAGCAATCAGCGACAAACTGCAGATGAGCTTGTATAAACGAGGCCGTAAAAGCAACACCTTTTTAAAAAAAAGAATCTTTGAAATTTGTCTAATTGAAGCCATGACCAATTAAGTCATCTGGCGTGGCCTCAATTTAATTAATTTCAAAAAAAGGGGAGATTGATAAAAATGAAGAAAATGACCGAATATGTAAAGCTTAGAAGACTAGAAGAGCTGGCTCAAGAGTTAGATTATCTAGATATCATAATAACCCTTGAAGATGATGAGGAGATTCCCGAGCTATACCATTACTTCAAGTACTCTGGGATGACTGATGCAGAGATTTATAAGGCTTACTGGAAGGAGTACAAGCGACAAGCTGAAAAGTACATTAAGCAAGGTTAGATGGCAGATAGTGAGGGCTTGT